TGCTATAAAAAAAAGATCAAATAGCATGACTAATGTGGTTAACTCATTAGGCGTATTAGATGGAGATAATGTTTCCATAGCTGACTACAATGGGCAGTATTTTGATGGGGTAGTTTTATATCAAAGCGGAAGCTCAGATTCTAATTCAAAGTTAATATTTTTTATAGATACTTCAAGTGGTCTACCATTTGTAGGATCTAACAGTGACACTCCTGTTACTATAATCTGGAGTGATTCAAATACTAAAATACTTTCTATTTAGGAGTTTTTGTGGCCACAAACTATCCAGCATCATTAGATAATTTTGTAAATCCAACAGCTAATGATACTCTAAATTCGACTACAGTACCACACCATCAGCAACATACCGATCTAAACGACGCGGTAGAAGGAATGCAAACTGTTTTGGGAATCAACCCAGCAGGTTCTCACCTTACAGTTAAGGATAGAATTATTGCAGCAGAGTCAAATATTTCAATTCAATCAGTTTTAAATGGGATGACAGATGTTACTATAGATTCAGCTGCGAGTGGTCAAGTATTAAGATATAACGGCTCTCAATGGGTTAACTACGCGGAGTCCAATCTTGTTGATGGAGGGAATTTTTAAAAATGTCTAATACACTAAGGATCAAAAGAAGGTCTAGCGAACAAGCAGCAGGCGCCCCAGGGAGTCTTGAGAATGCTGAATTAGCATTTAACGAAGCGGACAATACCCTTTATTATGGAAAAGGAACTGGCGGAGCCGGTGGCACTGCCACCAATGTCATAGCGATTGCAGGCTATGGAGCATATGCTACGCTTGGAACAGAACAAACAATATCTGGTAATAAAACTTTTTCTGGGACAATAGCAGTTGCAACACCAACTGCAAACGCACACGCTGCTACCAAACTATATGTAGATCAAGCAATAGGTGGAGTCGCTACTGCATTTACGGTAGCCGCCAATACTGGTTCTAACTTAACAATAACTAGTGGAAGTGACACGTTTACAATTGTTGGCGGTACAGGAATAACTACTGAAGCTAGTGCTACAGATACTATTACCATAACAAACCAAGGTGTTGTTTCTTTAACTGGGACAACTAATGAAGTATCTGTTTCCGCATCAAATGGTTCGGTAACTTTAAGTCTTCCAGCTAACGTTACGATTAGTAATAATCTCACTGTAACAGGCGATTTAATCGTTAACGGAAATACAACAACGCTTAACACTGCAACTTTAGTAGTTGAAGATAAGAATATAGTTTTAGCCAACACAGCATCTCCGACAGATGTAACAGCAGATGGTGCTGGTTTTACAGTCAAAGGCGCAACAGATAAGACTTTTAACTGGGTTGACTCAACAGACGCTTGGACATCATCAGAGCACGTTGACCTAGTATCAAGTAAAATCTTCAAAATTGATGGGACTTCAGTATTAAGTAACACCACACTTGGTTCAGGTGTTATTAACTCAAGTTTAACGTCGCTTGGTAATGTTGCAACAGGTACTTGGAGTGCAACAACTATAGGGATTGCCTATGGTGGTACTGGCGCAACTGATGCAGCTAATGCAAGGACTAACTTAGGTTTAGCAATTGGCACAAACGTACAAGCTTATGATGCGGAACTAGCAGCAATTGCTGGCTTAACTTCTGAAGCAGATAGAATTCCTTATTTCACTGGAGCAAACACGGCAGCTCTTGCAACTTTTACCGCATTTGGCAGAAGTCTTGTTGATGACATAGATGCATCTGCAGCTAGAACTACACTAGGTCTTGGAACAATTGCGACACAAAATTCAAGCAACGTTACCATTACTGGCGGTTCTATAGACAATATGACATTTGACGGTGGAACCTTTTAAGTAAGAAAGGTTTTTCATGACAATACCAAATTTAGTAAAAGGTCAAATAGCCTTAGATCCAACCAATGATTTATTGTATTATGTCAACGAATCTAATACAATAGTCTCAACATCTTTATCTTGGGTAAAAAATAATAGCAATATATCTACAGCAGAAAACGTAGTTATAAGTGGAGACTTAACTGTATCTGGTTCAACAGTAACGGTGAACGCAGAAACTCTTCTAATAGAAGATAATATTATAGTTTTAAATACTGGTGTTACTGGTACGCCAGCCGTAAACGCTGGGATAGAAGTAGAGCGTGGGACTTCAACAAACGTCCAAATTCGTTGGAACGAATCAACGGACAAATGGCAGTACACTAATGATGGAACTACGTTCTATAATATAATTGGCGAAGGAACAGATCTTACTGGAAATCTTACTGGTAACGTAACGGGCAACGTCACTGGTAATGTGATCGGAAATACAACTGGAAATCTTACTGGTAATGTAAGCGGTAACGTAACAGGCAGCGTAACTGGTAACGTAACAGGAAATCTTACAGGAAACGTAACTGGGAATCTTACTGGTAACGTAACTGGGAATACAACTGGAAATCTTACCGGCAACGTAACTGGCAACGTAACAGGCAGCGTAACTGGTAACGTAACAGGAAATCTTACTGGCAATACAACTGGCAACGTCACTGGGAATGTTGTTGGCGATGTAACCGGTAATGTAACCGGTAATTTAACGGGTAATTCTACCGGGACCCACACAGGCGCGGTAGTTGGGAATGCGGATACTGCAACTAAGTTATTAAATGCTAGAACCATATCTTTAACAGGGCCAGTTACTGGGTCAGTGTCTTTTGATGGTACATCTAATGTTTCCATAACGACTTTACTAACAGCAGAATCTTCTGGCATTACTAGCCTTTCAGATGTTACGATTACTTCTGTTGCTAGCGGCGATTTATTAAAATATAATGGAACTAATTGGGTAAATGCAGCAGGGTACGCAACTCTAGATTCTCCAACTTTTACGGGCACAGTAAGTGGTATTACCGCAACGATGATTGGCCTTGGGTCAGTCAATAATACTTCTGACACGGCTAAACCAGTTTCTACCGCTCAACAAACTGCACTTGACCTCAAGGCCGATATTGCTTCACCCACTTTTACGGGCAACGTTTCTGGTATCACCAAAACGATGGTAGGTTTAAATTTGGTTGATAATACCGCAGATACGGCAAAGCCTGTGTCTACCGCGCAACAGACGGCTATTGACCTTAAGGCAAATATTGCTTCACCGACATTTACTGGAAATGTTTCTGGCATTACCGCAACTATGATTGGTCTTGGGTCTGTAGACAACACTTCAGATACCGCAAAACCTATATCAACAGCTACGCAAACTGCCCTCGACCTTAAGGCGCCCCTCGCTTCGCCTACTTTTACAGGTAATGTAAATACGTCTATATTATTTGTAGATAACATAGAGGTCGACACAACAGGCGCGACTAGTGGCCAAGTTCTTAAATATAATGGAACAAAATTTGCACCTGCTGCAGATAACGTGGCAACATCTGGCAGTCTTAACGTAACGGATTTAGCTGATGTACTCGTCTCAAGTGTGTCAAATGGCGAGGTTCTAAAGTGGAGTAGTAGTACTTCAAAGTGGATTAACTCAGCCGACAATGCTGGGACAGTTATTAGTGCCCTTGATGATATAGGTAATGTTTCTGCGGCAACTCCTTCAAGTGGGCAATTCTTAAAGTGGAACGGTACCGCTTGGATACCTGAAACCATTATTGGTGGCGCAACTATCTCTGATACAGCCCCAGTATCACCCGTGACAGGGCAAATTTGGTATGAGTCAGATACTGGTAAAACTTTTGTTTACTATGACTCATTCTGGATTGAAATAGTTGGTTCAACAGGTGCTCAGGGTCCTGCTGGTCCTGAAGGTCTTATAGGTGCAACTGGTCCTGCTGGTCCTACTGGCGATACGGGTCCAGCTGGTGCCGATGGTGCCGATGGTGCCGATGGTGCCGATGGCGCTGCTGGTGAAACAGGTGCGACAGGTGCGACAGGCGCGACAGGCGCGACAGGCGCGACAGGGGCAACAGGTCCTGCTGGTGCCGATGGTGCAGGAAGTGTCAAATACGTTTTTGCACCCGGTGCAGACCCAGTGGCTTCTGGACAGATAACTTTTGGGTCGCAAGTTTACTTCCCATACGTCACTCAAATAAAAATTCATACCTATTCAAAGAATGGAACAATACAAACCGCGTGGGTCAATCAATGGCAAATTGGAAGTAAATTACTAATCTCCAACAGCGCAGGCGATGTAGCAATGTTCACAATAACCTCCGCACCAGATTTGAACGGTGCCATTTACACGGTCGGAGTTGTGAATTTCAACACTTGGGACGCCGCAAGGGCTCTAGAACTTTCTTTCGGGTTTGACGGAACTACCAACTTTAATGAAGATGTTTCAATCATTTACCTTCCAGTACCTAGAACCCATGTTACAAAGTACACAACTTATACTGATAATTCATGGACTTGTCCTGCTGGTGTCACACAAATAAAACTCACACTCATCGGTGCGGGTGGGGCAAGTGGTGATGCATCTGCAATAGGACAAAATACAACTGCTAGTTTTACTTCTGCTGCGGATACCGCAGAAGCAACAACATTCACGGTCGGCGGAACCGCGTACACCGCACTCGGTGGAAGAAAAGGATTGAACCATATTGTCACTGCGGACACCCTTGCTGTGGAAGGGGATTTTGACCTATGGATATCAGGGAGTAGTTCTAGTTCGGGAACGGAAGTTGATGACATCAGATACCCGGGTTGCGGTGGTGGACCGGCTGTGTGTTCTGCAACATCACAACGAAACTTCATAATGGGTGGTTTTAATGACCGACTTGTCAGTTATATAAGAATTTTGGCACGTTCGTTGCGTGGTCAGGATGGTTTGACAGAAGTTTTCCAAGTTGCTGTTACGCCAGGAACGACGTACACATTTAGTATCGGAAAAGGTGCTGGCTTTGTCGCTAATTCCAATGTTACTGATACTTACATGGGTTCAAACGGTGCCGTCATCATAGAATACGTGGTTTAAGGAGACATCATGGAATACACATATGAAATAGACGACCAAAACAAAGTCACTATCACACAGACGGGAACTGTCGGGGTGGCTACTTTTTGCAATACCGCAACTCAAACCAGATTCCCCCATAACGGTGCACCTTGGACAAAAGAAGAAGCCGAACAATGGGCAGAAACGACCATCCAAGCCATGAAAGACAACAACGACACTTTTTCCACTCTAAATAATAATTTGGAAGCATAACAGTTATGGCTATTAACTTCCCAGACTCCCCAACAAACGGTGAAACCTATACCGTAGGTTCTTTTACTTGGCAATACGACGGCGAAAAATGGGTTTCCGCAAATGGCATTGCTTTGGATGGCTTGTCGGATGTAACAGCGCCAACACCAACATCTGGCGACTTTCTGAAATGGAACGGAACTGCTTGGGTTAACGACGCAATAGATTTAGGTACAGACACTACTGGTTCATATGTTTCTTCGTTGGTTGCAGGAACTGGCGTTACCCTTACCAACAACTCTGGTGAAGGGGCAACACCAACAGTAACGGTTGACACAACAGTCATTCAGGCGAGAGTTACAAACGTTACCGACACAGAAATAGGTTATCTGGATGGCGTTACTTCTTCCATTCAAACACAGATAGATACAAAAGCACCTCTTGCTTCACCAACTTTCACAGGCGTACCTGCAGCCCCAACTGCAGCAGCTTCAACTAATACAACTCAAGTTGCTACCACGGCGTTCGTTCGTGCAGAAGTTGCGGCTCTTGTCAATAGTGCAGGTGCGACATTAGATACACTTGGGGAAATTGCTACCGCACTTGGAAACGATGCTGCTCTATCCACAACACTTACGAACAGCATTGCCCTAAAAGCACCCCTTGCTTCACCAACTTTTACAGGCACCGTAACAATTCCAGCAGGTGCATCTATCTCAGGTTTTGCAACCTTGGCTTCACCAACATTTACTGGAACTGTAACTCTTCCTGCAAATACAGTTACATCTTCAATGATTTTAAATGAAACGATTGCTAATATTAATATTAGTTCTTCCGCCGCAATTGATTATTCTAAACTATCATTGAGTAACTCTATCGCTACAACCGACTTAGTATCTGGTCCAGCTAGGGCAGGATTTAATTCTACATTAAGAACAGTCACCTCAAGTAATACTCTTATAATTTCAGATCTAGCTAAATTAATAGTAGTAAATAGTTCTTCTACTGCTAATATTACGGTCCCTGCAGATAATACAGTTAATTTTAATGTTGGTGATAGAATAGATTTTGTTACAATTAATACTGGTTTAGTAACATTTATTGCTGGAGATGGAGTTACCGTAAACGGAACTCCTGGTCTTAATTTGCGTACACGATACTCTGGTGCTACACTAGTTAAGTTAGCTGCCAACACTTGGGTAGCAATGGGCGACTTAAAGCAATAAAGGCTTAACTATGACAGTTCCAATAGGCAGTTCGGGTCGGAGTTAGAAAATCTCCCAAGCCTACGGTAGCTGCACGGGACAGCAGATTCCACAGCTAACGCAACTATAACTGCTGCTGGCTTTGTTGTTGGAACAGTAACGAACACTTCTATAACTGAAGGAATAGCACCCTTTAGTGAGCCTAACGGAGCTACAGCTCCAGCAACTCTTAACACTGTCAAAACTGCATTAACTGATACCAGTCTTACTCCATTGGGTACGAGTATCCCTTATGAAAGAAATGCTCCATTTTTCCCACCTTACTTCCCACCTTACTTCCCACCATTTTTCCCACCATTTTTCCCACCATTCTTCCCACCATCCTTCCCACCACCTGACCCATGTGCAGGATACACATGCGTTTCCTGGCCAGATGCTGGCATGTATTTGTACACCTTTGTGGATTATTCTCCAAACTCAGTGGCCTACGGTTGCTGGTTCGGCGGAGTATGGAACGCATATGGCGATGCGAATTGCAATTGTCCAGCAACCTTTGCAGCATTCCAGTACTGTGCAGCATTCTCGTAAACTGGTTAAGATATGATATAATTGAAAATCACAATCAGTAAATAGGAGAAAAAATGAGCGACTCAACAGGTATTCCAGATATGACCGGATTTCCGACATTTGTTTATGTAGTAGATGGCGAAGTTGCTGACGTGCAGGTTGTTCCCCCAACCGATGAAC